TATTCCTGTACTAGATTATACTCCAACTCGGGGTAACGATAAGCATTCTAGAGTTAATGCGGTAGCCCCTATATTTGAATCAGGTAATGTCTATTATCCTCATGGGGAGAGATTTGCAGAAGAAGTTATTGAGGAATGCGCTGCATTTCCATATGGCCAATTTGATGATTATGTCGACAGCACCACACAAGCTATGTTAAGATACCGACAAGGTAATTTTGTATCAACATATATGGATGAGCCTGAGCCTATGAGTATACCGGGTGAATATAAATATTATACATAAAGGAGAAAAATATGACAATCAAAGAAAAAATAAAAACATTAATAGGTGATAAAACAATGAATGATAAAACTATAAGAGTTAATCATCCTGAAGATCACCCTGATGTTACTACAATGAGTGATAAACTTTTTGATAAAGAAAAGAAAAAAATCTTTACAAATTTCCTTGGAGATGGTTACAAAAAAGATGAAAAAATTCAAAAGAAAACAGATGAAAAAGCTAAACGTTTTGCGGATACAGTTCAAACAATAATGTCTAAAAAAAGGTCTGCGTCAGAAGGTTCGTTTTCTAAAGGTGGAGCAATCAAAGGAAATGGAATAGCCCTTAGAGGAACCAAAAGATTTACTGGAGTTAAATAATTATACATAAAGGAGAAAATAGTATGCCAAAAAGTACAGTAGAAACAAAAATGAAGTATTTAGTAGCTAACGCTAGTAAATCAAAAGATCGTTTGACTAAAAATGATATTGAGTATTTAGTAGCTAACACTAGTAAACTAAAAGATAATAAGGCTGCCGCATCCATTAAAGAAAACTTAATTAAAGAAAAAAAATATGTTCCTTTTGATAAAAGAGTTTATAGTACTCCAATGGAAGCTCGTAAAGCAGCAGACGATGAAGATAGATTAAATTTAAAAGAGATTCGTGCAGTTCAATCTAAAGGAATGAACCACGGTGGTGAAGCAGTGGTACGAGGGGCCGGTGCTGCAATTAAAGGCACGGGGTTTAAAGGAGTCTTCTAATGCCTAAAGAAAAGACTAAAAAAGAAAAAAGCCTAATAGAAGATATATATAGTCTTGGTGTAGGTTTTAATTACGATAATAAAAATAGTTACAGTGGAAAAACTATTGGTGAAAGTGATCTTAAAAAATTAATCAAAGAACCTGCTGATGGAGATCTTAGATTAAAAATAACAAAATCAAAAAGTAGACTTGATAAAGAATCTAATCTTATACCAGATCCAACAAAAGGTGAGACTCAACTTGAATTAGGTAAAAAATTTTTAGGTATTAAATTTAGAAAACAATTTTCAAGAGGTGGTGGAGTGGCCATTAAAGGAACTAAATTTACAGGAGTTAAGTAGTGTCCGATATAAAACAAGCACAAAGTTTCATTGAAGCTATACAACAAGGAAGTCTTCCTCCATTGGAAAAGAGTCCTCTTGTTATTGAAACTCCCTATGATGAAAAAGAACCCTCAGCGTTTGGTGGACTTGCTGCACTCGGTGCTACTGTTATAGGAGCAACTGTTTTAGGACGTAGAATACCTGGTGTTAAAAATTATTTAAGACAGATGAGTAAGCCTGCAGCTAAAGTAGATTACTTACCTAGTAAACCTGTTGGTGACAAAATACCAACGGCCACCGGACAAGCAACAGATTTAATTACTCAAACTCCTAAAACAGAATTAGCAGTTGTAGGACGATCTAGATTTGGAGAAGTATTACAAAGACCTCTTAACTTTGGAAAAGATTTACAACCAGGCGGAAGAATATTTGGTTCATCAACTTATGATAGAGCATTAGAAGCTCCATTTGATAATGCACCGGCAGATAAATGGATTCAATGGTTTAAAGATGCGAATAGAGGAGATCTAACTTACCCTGGAGGACCCTTACAAGGAGTTAGTAGAAGAGTTAACCCAGAAGAACTATCTGATTTAAACTTAGTAAACTTTGATAAAACAGGTCAACCTGTTTCTGGTTTTTTAAAAACAGCTAAAGATCAAGGGATTCAAATAGACAGAGAGAGTGTTTTAAAAATGATTAGACAATCTCCACTGGCTAGTATTAAAACAATAAGATTAACCGCAGGTAAAGATCCAGTAGGCGATTTCTCAACTATTGCAGCAGAGGGAGAAGAGCTTGCAAGAACTACTGGAATTAATTTAGCGGAATTTCCTGGAGCAGTTAATGATGATATTAGAAAAGTTATGAATGCGAGTGGTTCAATTTCAGCAGAGAACATAACTATGGTACAGACTTCTTTGAGAGAAGCAGCAAGTAAAGCAGCGGACGTAGATAAATCTAAATTCTCAAACTTATTAATTAAATATAATCAAGCAGTAGGAAAGTATAATGCATCAAGTACAGCTCCTCCTTTGATTCAAGGACAAAAAGATTTGTCTACTTATTTTCCTAAAAATAAAAGTCAGAGAAGTTATAACTTAGATGGCGGAGAGAATTTTACAGAAGATGTTATTTATTATGATGGTCCCTTACCTAATGTATCTAGTAGATCATTTAAATATTTAGAGGGAGGTCCTCATTATTTAGGTAATTCAAATAGAGAACTTGCGTTTGCAAGATATGACGACTTACCTAATCCTAAACTAGGAGTAGGTAAAAGACATTTAAGAGTATCCGAAGTTCAGTCAGATCTACACTCTCCACAATTTTCTACAAGTCAATCCATTAAAGATAATTATTTTAAAAATAAAGTAAGTCCTTTTAATCAGGACGCCAACATTAAATTATTACAAACACAGAGACAAGGTATAATTAATCAGTTAGCTCCTTACCAGGAACTTGGAAGAGGACGTATGGGTTTAACAAGAACTCAAACTCAACAAGCCAGTAAATTAAAATATCAATTAGATGAATTAGATAGAACTGCTTTAAGTAGTTTGGTTAAACAAGGTTCAATCGAAAGTACAACAGGAGGTCCTTTCTCTAGAAGTTATAATGATATGGTTGTTAAAAACTTACTTCGTACAATGGCGGAAAGAGATGTGAATGCAATTTCTATTGTACCTTCAAGTATGAACCAAAATATAAAAATGTTTGATTCAAGTAAATTTGGAAATGAATTAAACTATGGTTTACAGAATGGTAAAGCTGCTATTAAAGATAAAGCAACTGGACAGATGAAAAAATTAAGTCAGTATTCTTCTTTGAATGAGTCTTTAAGAAAACAAGCTAGCCAATATGGAGCTAAGTTTGAATTATTTCCTATGCCTAAATCTAATCCTTTAAAAGAATTTAAAATTATTGATGAAATTAGTACTGCTAATAACTCTAGCTATAGAAGTGCTGTAGATAGTGATAGAGCTATTTATAATAGAAAAATAGATAATGATTATGTATTTGATAACCATGTAGGAGCGGCTAACTCTCAAGCTGAAGCTGAAGCAATTTTAAGAGCTTATGCAAAAGCAGGATCTACTAGAGGAACATTAGTTATCAGACAAATGGGACCTGATAATCCAGCTAACTACGAAATGGTTCCAACATTAATTGCAGACAGTAATGTATTAAAGAAATTCTTATTGCCCCAAAGGGCTTATCTGAATACAGGTGGGTTAGTAGATACTACTAACATTTTTCAATCTATATTGTAGATTTATTCACTCAATTGGTTTACAATCATACAAATATACTATAAGGAGATATATAATATGAAGAAAAAATTAAAAAAAGCTCTAATGGCAGCTGGTGCAGCATATGGTGCAAGCAAGTTTATGGGTGCAGGAAAAAAATCTCTATTAGCAGCAACTGAAGACAATAAAGATATGGCTTCTACTATTACTGGTGGAAAAAATCTTAACGATTATAATATGAGTAATAGCATTAAGAAAAAAACTTTAATGGAAAAAGCTAAAAACTTCTTAAAAACGGAAGTATTTACCACTAATCCAAAAACTAAAGCTTTCACTTTTAAAAAAGACAGTGAAATATCTGGATTTGGTTTAGGAGCTAAAGACGGAGCTAAAGATGGTGGAATGATGTACGCAAACAAAGGTACTATGGTTATGGCTAAATGCAAAATGGGTAGAAATAAAGCAACTAAGATAACATAATAATTTATGGCTATTGAGGACAATACTCCTTTCGACAACGAAGAAGTTGATGTTGAAGAAGAAGCGACAGTAACATTTGAAGATCCAGAAGATGCAGTAGAAGAAGATACTGTTGAACAGGATTTCTATGCCAATATCTCAGAAGACATGGATGAGAGAGTCCTAAATCAATTATCTTCTGATTTAATTAATGATTACCAAAAAGATAAAGAATCTAGAAAAGATTGGGAAGATGGTTATTTAAAAGGTTTAGATCTTTTAGGTTTTAAATACGTAGAACAGAACAGACCCTTTAGAGGAGCGGCCGGTGTTACTCACCCCCTTCTTGCAGAAGCAGTAACTCAATTTCAAGCACAAGCTTACAAAGAACTTTTACCAAGTGATGGTCCAGTTAAGACACAGGTTCTCGGATTAAAAACTGAAGAGACTACAGAACAAGCTAACAGAGTTAAAGATTTCATGAACTATATGATCATGGAAAGAATGGAAGAATATACTCCAGAGTTTGACCAGATGTTATTCTATCTTCCACTTGCCGGATCTACTTTTAAAAAAGTTTATTACGATGCAATGTTGGAAAGAGCAGTATCTAAATTTGTACCTGCAGAAGATTTAGTAGTTCCTTATTATGCAACTGATTTAAAGGAAGCACCAAGAATTACTCACGTACTAAGACAATCAGAAAACGATTTATTAAAAAAAATGGCTTCAGGTTTCTACAGAGAAGTGGAGCTAATGAAGCCACAACAAAAAGACAATAAG